ATAAGAGACAGGAATTGACGATATACTATCAACCCTTACGGAATCAAGTATTCTCAATCTCTCTTCAAGATCAAAGGATTCATCCTCCCAAAACCTCAAGTTTTCAAGTATTTCCGTGCCGTATGCTTGCGACTTCTGCACGAACGCGGCAAGCTCAACGCCCATTATCTGAACGAACGCGCGTATATTTTCCGGCATACTTGAGAAGGTTCTAGTAATCGCTGCAACAACAGAATCGCTGTCAGACCCTATTGATTCGGCGAGATACCCAAAAAGGTCGCCAACTTGGTCTACAGTGAAAGCTACATCTTCGCCCCACGCCGAAAACCTGTTAGCGTTAGCCTCTAAATATGCAGCGAGTCTGCCAGACGCTATCTCATCCTCCAAACCTGAAAGCGCATCCGTTGCTAACCTAACGCTATCCTCGATTACACCACCAACACCTTGTTGGCTTACTGTTCTAAATACAGAATCCCACTGATCGCCAAGGTTAGATATCGCACCATCCAGGGTGTTCATTCTCTCAACCATTGCGCCAGAGAAGTTATTTTCTCCTAAAGCCGTCAAATACTCTTCAATTTCAGCCGAGTTTTTGCCTACGGTGGTGGTTACGCCTCTAAAAGTAAGGGCTACGTTATCACCTTCACTTCGCGCTTTAATGCCGAACTCTTTTAGCCGTTCAAACTCTCCCGTAGCGGCATCAGCAACAGCCTCAATCAATTGGTTCAGGTCTTTGCCCATCGCCGAAGCAGTGTCGCCGTAAGAGGTTAAAGCTCTTTCTGAGGGTGTTAATCCAAGGTTTACAAGCTTGGAGAATGCTGTAACAGATTGCTCTAGCTGGAATGGCGTTCTTGTTGCAAAATCTTCTAGCTCACGAAAGGCGAGAGCGGCGTTTTGTGCGCTACCAGTTGATGTTATTAGCTGTGCATTAAGTATGTCGAATTGACGCGAGACACTGACAAGCTTGTTTAGCCCAGCACTAACAGAAACCACAGCAGCAATAGGGCCGAGAAGCCCCTTAAAGCTGGACGCTAGCCTTTTATTTCCTTTCTCTGCGCCATCGGCCCCCTTGGTAAACTTATTAAGATCACTATTGGCCTTTTGTACACCTTTGGTCTCAACGACGGCAGTGAGTCTAGCTGTGGTCATGCGCAATACCTGTTGTAAATACTATCTAGCGACATAATAGCACTTATCTCTGCTTTATTTAAGTTTAGCCCTGTGTATTCCACGTATTTGATAACCGATACAAGTGTTAGCGATTCACGCGGTGAAAGTAGGTTTGTTTTAACGCCATCAGTATTCCCGGGTATTAATGAAAACCTAATCTCCCTGTGCAAGTCCCACAAATACGCCATTGATTGCGGCATATCAACGGTGTCATCGGGTATATCAGCGCCCATTCCTCGCAGCGCCTTTATATGATCTGACTCAGTCCCACCATGCTCGCTAGGCTTTAAACCCTTATACGTGAAATCCGCATAATCAAGCAGGGCGGTTACTTTTTTGCAAAGTATTCTTTACCCGTTGCGGCGTGAGCAATAACAGAAGCACACAAACCTTTGTTTTCATCTAACAGCTTAACCACTTCTTCGCGGGTAAATTCCTGATCAAAAGACCAGCCAGCGATTAGATTAGATGCTAGTAAGTTTTGAACCGCTTCCTGCCCGTCATTGATAAAAGTTAGCTTTTCGTACTTATCTTCAATGCCTTCTGATTCGTCCGACAATCGACCGTAAGCAACTTGGGAGTCAAGCCTATACCGAGCAACGCTTTTAGCCTCCAAGCCCTTCACCATCAAATAACAGCCCGTATCTTCGCCATCCATAAGCAGGGGCATTTTCGACGGTGTTTCTTGAAGGGTTTTGGTGTGAAAATCAGAAATTGAGAATACTTTTTTCTTTGTCATAATAGTTGTCCGTTAAGTGTCCGTTAAATAGGGTGGGGAGGCGTGAGACGGACGACCCACAAGCGCAAGCGCCCTCCCCATAAACTTAGTACGTTAAACGCTGCACGATAATTGATGATTGATTGCTGTTACCTGTACCCGTAGCTTCTACCGTTTGAGTGATAGAGGTTGGACCGCCAATTTCAGGCGCAGCAGACGTTATAACCGCAACCGGAAGACTAAACGACATAGCACCATCAGCACCGCTCAATACACCAGTAAAGCTCGTGGCATCTTCATTTATGAACCGCTCTAATAAAACTGTGTCGGCCATGAATGCGCTGACGCTAATCGTGTTAGTTGCGTTGCCTCGCTCAATAAATGATGTGCTGTCGCTGCCTAACTCGAATTGAGCTGAAGCCGCATTGTCATTCGTGATCGACGCGCTAGTAAACAGGGCTTGCACCGCATTTTCAACCAATATCTTACCGTCAACACCACTATAAGCAGTCGTTGTTAAATCGGTGTTATATGTTGAACCAGCAGGGGGCGCAGGAATAGGGGTTTTTTCCCTAGCAATGAATGGGAACGACCCTGTAACCTGTGCATTTACTGCCATTTCAAAACTAAAACCCGTGAACTCCAGACCCGTGGTAAGCAAGAAAGCGTCAGCAGTTCCGCACTTACCTTTAAACCAAGTCATTACCGATATAGATTTGCATAGCGAGCCTGTGCCGATCTTGTCGCCTGTAGCGTAGTCGGTGGTCACTGTCTCGTCAGTTAATGAAACCGTAATTCCTGCACCCGTGATAACTGTTGCTGTAACCGTGGTGACGATAAACGGCTTAGCGTTATTGCCAGTTAAGTCGGCAAAGTAAACGAGGTCGCCAACAACTACGCCGTCAGAAACGAAATCTCCAGCCGCGCGTGTATATGTTTTGCCTGCGCTATCAACGGTTACACTCAAGCTCGAACCGGTAACGCCACCAACCCATGCGGATGTCATCGCGTTAGCAATTAACTCGTCCTGGCTTAATTGTGATAGCTCAACAGAAAATTCACCCGTCACTTGTTTGCTACCTACTCGAACACTAGATATTTCGCGAGTACCGTTAAGCTCATTTGAAATCTGAGTATCTCTTCCTAACGAAGGAATGCCGCCTGTGTTGCGTAGCTTTGTCCACGCTGGAGAAGTAGGCGTAACACCTGCTACCGTTTCCACTACATACCAGTGCTCTGTATTTGAACCGCTAAAGGGAGTTGTCATGATGTAATCCTATTTGTATATGCGTTAAAGTTTATTGACAGAGATTTTTTAGCCCATCCATCACTTACAATAAGTGGCGATAGATCGACCGATTCAATCGTAGAGCAAACACCATTCCACTCTAAATGTTTACCCGCGTAAATCTCTTGGTTTATAAGGTCTGCCATTTCGTTTAGTGGCGCACTCCCTAAGTGTGACGCGTAATTTATATCTACCTGATAGATACCCTGCCTAAACTCAGTTGTTCCAATGTCTGCTTGCTCTGTTGGTGATAATAGTAAAAAGCCAGAAAGGTACGGTGTATCTGTGCTAGTCGGTGCGTCGATATTTTCGCGGCACACTTTTATAGTGTTAGATTGCCCGAACTGATAAAGCGCATCGTCAAATATTCCTTGCAGGGTTGTAAATATTTTCATTTAGGCAGACTCTTTTTGGCTTCGGCTGCTAACAACCTATTGAATCGTTTTACGTTTGTCCTTACTACGCCAGCAGGCGCCTGATCTGAATAACCATACTCAAGGCGCAAGGCGTAAGGTAGATTATTCGACAATGTAAACCTTGAAAAATCTGCTTGCGATAACACCGCTTGCGCCGCTTTCGCGGCGGTTGCCGTATTTCGATCTGTGTTCTTTGTTGTTGTGGTAACGCCATTCATGCTTGCAAACCAGTTAGCGCGAAACCTTCCTTCATCTACGGGGCTTGATAATATCACCGCCTCCCACAACTTAATGGTCGTACCTCTAATTGCTTTTTCTGATCCCTTCTGAAAACCAAGAGCAAAACTTTTCACTTCTTTTGTGAAGCTCACTTTCTTATCTGCAACTTGTGGTTAATAACTTTGCTCATCCCAGTGAAGGCCGTGGGCATGACATTCACTATCGAATATTCTGATCCATCCATTACAACCTTGTCTTTTTGGCTTGGATTAACCTCGCAAAAAACAGTTAGCAATACATCGCCCGACTGTATAGTGGTGCCGTTAATCATTGACTCGCTGTAATTACTGGCGACTCCCGTCATTGGGTATTCTTGATCGGCTGAAAATACATTGCGGCGTAGCGTCTCGTCATAAGTCGAAACACCCAAAACCTTTAGCCTGATGATTTCGCCACCTTCACGCTCGTCGAACTCTGTTAAAAGCTCGTCTGACAACTCTTTCATCTCTTCTGCGAACGAAGTCATGATTTAAACAACCTGACATCAAACTCTGTTAGCGTAAAACTACCAGAGGATAGCGCCATATTCTCCAGTTCGATATACATGCCATCAACCACATACGGGTCGGCTTCTGTATTCACGAACGTTTTAAAATTAAGCGTCAGTTTTTCGCCTGTAACTACAGGGTGATTATGTATTAAGTGCTGAACCTCAGAAACAACCT